GCAGAATGATAGAAGTATCTTTCCGCAGGCGTTCTTGGTTGCCCGTAAATTTGCTCAAACTCTGTGATGTTTCCTACACCCACCACTTCATCAGTGGGACCTTCGTTAGCGAAACCTGCCATATATGTTGTTGTACCCTGTGAAACTGTTCTAAGTGAAAGATCAGATTCACGAATCTCAACCCCAGGAGATTGTATTGTCCTATTAGCCATAAAATTATTTATTCTTTTTGAATAAATATTTTCTTATTAATTCAATAATTTAGTGTGTAACTGTGAGTAAACAAACGTGAAGGAAGATTCTATTTCATCAGACGTTCTATAGTTATATTCTAAATTACCTAAAGTGACTGGGAAAGCTTTAGTGTATGTAAACTCTATGCGTCTATTCTCATATTCATCTAACCCATATAACGTCATATCAGTCTGATAATTATTAAATTCGTTGTCAGGGTCCAAATCTGCATCATCATATACACCTGTCTTTTGATCATGCATTAAATTTAACCATTTGTATATAACCCAGTAATTGTTGAACTCATTGTCAGCTGTGAAGTTAACTGTTACTGGTGGGTAAGCCTCTCTTGCATGAGCAGATTGATACAAATTGCTGCCTGCGTATGGTATCTCGATAGATGGGACAGTAAGTTCTGGTACAACAGCCCCGTAAACAGATAGTTGAAGCTTGTCCTCAATAATATTATTACTGTTACGCGAGTTATTTTCTCGTACATTTATTTCTCTTAACGCTGGAGGTATAGAAAAGATAAGTACAAACTTATCTAGACGGCTCTTGTTTAAGATAGATTGATTATTTTGGTTTACTGCCATCGTAAATATTTATTCTAGAGGTTGAAAGCCATGCATTTCCAATTCATCCATTTCTTCTTCTGCTTGATTATCACCCATACCAAACACAATAGGAGGTAACATATTATTAGCACCAACCACTTCATTGTCAGCATAAAGTGAGGTAGCATCTTCAAAGAACTTTAATCCAAAGTCCATAGCTTCAATAACCATAGGTTTACCTCTATCATCTAATTCAAGTATCTCAAAGAAGCGTTCAGTAATTTCTTTCTCTAAGATAAAGAGCGCGTAGAGGGTAGCCATAACTCTATCATCATGATGACTCTGTCTCGCTTTCCACGTACCGTTAGGATATCTTACAAATGATCGTAACTCTTTTAATGTATCTTCATCACGAATTGTAACTGAACGCGCTTCATTAATATAATATCTCATATTAAGCACGCCTTTATACTTAGTATTTGTATGCGCGATCATTCCTTGCATTATGTTTCGTCTATGACCTGCTTTATTGCCATATGATACTAACTTCTCATATCCAAAGTCATTAGCAAGTCTATCAACGATTTGAGCTCCAGGACCGTTACGCTCAATAAGAGCCAAAGGAGACCCGTAGTTTCTTAATATAGAATAGACTTTGTTAGTATAGTCAGCAGGAGGTATTTTATTATTAGTATAGCATGCTACTTGTCTTATATCTTTAAGATCAGTTATATCAAATATTTGCACTACTGATGAATCAACACCAACACCTTCTGCTGTATCTACCCCTGCAGCGTATACTCTAGATGGATCTGCTTCCTCCCAAATTTTATAATGACCATCATCTAAAACTATTTTAGGTTCACATAACTGTGATTGCATCTTCTCAAATAGATCATCATCGATAGAAGATTCACCTGAGTTAATAAACTGACAGCAAAATTCTTGAAGCCAAGCATCATGAGAGCCAATAGCTTGTCTAGTATTGTTAGCCCACATTTCATCTCTTCCTGGCACCTCATCCCATAATATTTTATCATACGCCCAACCATTTTCACCAGTCTCTGCTCCAGTATATAACTTATAAAATAGATTATCAGTTCCATTAGCGGTCGAACAAACAAATACTTTAGATTTTTTAGAAGAAGTAATAACAGGAAAGACTGACTTCCAAAACTCTTCTACTAAGTGAGGCTCAATAAATGCCATCTCATCAATAACAAGGCAGTTGACAGATTGACCACGAGCAGCTGTACCAGTAGTAGTTGTAATACCAATACGTGATCCATTCTCTAACGTCATAGATGTCTTAGCATATTCCTTCACCGGTGACTTCAACCAGTTAGGTAATTCTTCATAAGCCATCCTCACACGTTGAAAGATCTCAATCGCAGTAGCCTCTTTGTTAGCTACTAACAATATACGTTGATCTTTATTAAAGATTGCCTGCCATAGAATATAGATAGTCATCATAGTCGATTTACCTATCTGTCTAGAGGCAAGTTGTATAAAGAAACGATTATCTCTCATCTTGCGTAGAGCTCTTTTCTGCGCTTTATATAGTTGGATCTTTTCTCTACCTCTATCTAAGTTAACAATATAAAAGAAATTCTCAGCAAAGTATAAAATGTTTTTATGTGCTTTCGTTAAAGCTTTTACTTGTTCTTTAGTGTATTCACCCTTCCAGTTTACGTTGGGTAAATTTTTATTACCCATATAGTACATATTATCTTGCTGAGCCATTGAAAATATTTATTACTTACCATAAATAAATATATGGCTAAAAAGAAAGACCTTCAAAGTTTAGGTGAAGCATACGGTGCTATTTTAGATAAAGTAGTAGTCAATGAGAATGTTCCAGCGGGAACTATCGGTGAGGTTCCTCTCGAGCAAGGCGGTCCAACCGAACGAGGCGGATTTAAAGAGTCTGATGTTGACATTAACAAAGTTGGTGATAAAGAAAACGCTTATAATATAAAAGGATTATCTTATGGTGATGGAAATGATCCTGGTACGGGATGCGATCAACCTCTTGCAACTTCAGATGACGTAGCGGCACGTTATGGTATTGTTGGAAAAGAAGAAGATGAAGAGGATGAGACAGAAGAAAATGATGTCAATAAGGTTGAAGCTGATATAGCTGAAGATGAAGAAAGTAAAGCTAAAAAAGATTACGATGGTGATGGAGAGGTTGAATCTAGTACTGCAGAGTATATGGGATCAAAGGATAAAGCTATTAAGAAAGCAAAAGGTAAAAAACCAGAGGAGGAAGAAGAAGATACTGTAGATGAAGATGAACTACCTGTAGATCCTGAGGAAGAGGAAGAAAGTTCAGAAGAAATAGAGAAAATCGCTGAGGAAGGACTAAATATTTTTATGAAGCGTAAATCAGTTTTTGATAAACTCTATGATAAGGTCATGGTCAATGAAGATTTTGGCAGTGAACATGAAGAAGCAGATCTCGATGCACTCGGTCTTGATGATGCAGAGGCCGACGCCGATGCAGAAGGTGAAGTAACAGTTACTTTAGACAGAGAAATGGCACAGCACTTGTGTGACGTTCTTAAAGCTGCATGTGGAGACGAAGATGAAGTCGAAGCCGAAGTTGAGCTCGGAGATGAAGATGAGCAATTTCCTGCTCAATTCGAAGAAGATGAAGAAGGAGAGCCTACTGCATTGAATACCCACTATAACGATGGTAAGCAGAACAAAGTAGGTAGTCTTAAAAATGCTGGTGGAGCTGCTAGTACTGGTGCAACTGGAAAAGTTGATGCTGGTTCTAATCTGAATACACACTACAACGACGGAAAGCAGAACAAAGTTGGCAATCTTAAGCCAGGTTCAAGTGCTTTTGAATAATTAAAACTAAAACGCAACAATATTAAAGCCTATCGTTAAATCGGTAGGCTTTTTTATTAAGTATATATATGAAGACCTTTAAAGAGTACTATCAAGGAGATAAGTACATGCATGCTGCAATGAGGACTGGTAAAAATTTATACGGAGGTACAGATAGAAAGCATCAAAATAATGTTCGTAAGGACTATAATTCTAAATGCCCTCACGTTAGAAATTTAATAAATGGTGGAGCACATCAAATTAAGCTGATGGGTCAACCTTTAATGGGTACACTTAATGTTTATGGTTTAGATTACGAGCCAGGAGTAACAAAAGGTCTTGGTAACTCAGGTGCAGAGGTAAAAATGTTTGAAGATGAGGAAGGTAATCAGTGTGGGATGCTTATGAAGAAGCCGATGAAGACTAAATAACTATATGGGCTGTAATCCAAATACTATTAACTGCACACCGGAAGAAGTTTTAGCAGCTACAGCTATTCCATCTTGCGGTAAGTTTGTAAATGCTACGAGCATGCAAGCAGAACAGTTAGTATTTGATCAAGCTTACAACGACCTAATTAACAATTACGGTATAGACGTTCAATACTATTTTAATCCGTTTAATTTATCAGCTGCTAATTTGTTATACGGTGAAGAGCCTACTAAAACGTTTCAAGGCCCACTTGAACTTCAAATGTATGTTGAGCTTAATAACGAAGCTATCTCATTACAAAGTTTCGGATTTGATGCTGCTGATGAGTTTACAGGTTATTTACATATAGACACATTTTATAACGCTGCGTCAGCAAAGTTTGATTATGCCAGTGTTGGTCAGTCTATAGAGCCTAAGTCTGGTGATCTTGTAGTCATAGATGCATTAAGCTGTATGCGAACAAACGGTAGGGGTGCAAAGGTGTATGAGATTACAGAGCGAATGGATCAAGATGTTTCAGCAATGAACCCACTACTCGGTACATATGTATATAGAGTGAGAGCTAAACGATACGAATACTCATTTGAGCCTGGCGCGCCTATTGAGCCAGTTAATGATCAGGTATTTGAAAACTCGTTTAGTGGCGTTCTATCTACTAGCATACCAGGTGATAGTGTTTCAGATGATAAGTCCTTTGATTGGGATATTAATGAAGACTCGAAAGATAACGTGTATGATATGGATGTCAATGATAATGATATCTATGGCAATTATTACTAAAAAGCCTTCACGCCGCTAGACGTGAAGGCTCATATAACACTAACGAAGTTAAACTAGACTATTTGCAATCTTATTAGCGTCAAATATTTGACTAGGATTTTCATATTGACATTCATGAAGTGCTCCTGTAAAGCTGTAATCATATAGATATGAATCAACAGTACCTTCAAGAAATTCTTTTGAAGGTTTAATGTTGTTATGTAAATCATAGCCGAAAGTTTCTGGTTGTGTGGCCACCCACACAACAGTTGAAGGTAAGTTCATTGCAGCTGCAGCATGCTGGAGAGAAGAATCAATTAAGAGTCTCTTTGTTGAGTAGAGTAAAAGCCCAAATAGAACTTTTTTAGGCATAGCAGCATCAACACGTTGTACGTTCTCTAACTGAGGGTGCAGGTCATAGCAAACGTGTACTATGTGATACCTATCATGTAGAGCGTTGACAATGTTTTGAGCGACAGTAGGGTGAATATCTCTAGTCCATGAATATGGAGTCTCTTGATGCTCTTTACCAGGACCGCCGAATGGTTGAATAAGAAGTACTGGCTTATTGGATGGGTTCTGGATAATCCTTCCAGCTTCTTCTTTCTCTCTAAAGTTTAATAATAACTCAGGTGTGGTATCCGCACGAGGTACATTAATTAAATCACACCAGGAATCAATAAGATGCTTCTTCTTTGTAATATGATTTGTTGTTTTATATGGTTCCTGTGAATGAATCTCGACATCCTGCTTATAAATGTAATCTTTATAAAAGTGAGGTGTGTTACCAATTCTATAAACCCTATCAACATGAGGGTTATTAAGAAATACTTCAGGCCAAGCACATACTACAATAATATTATTTTCTGGTTTAGCTTTCTTGTATGATGCTATAACAGCTGACGCTGCCACATGCTTACCTACCCCACCTTCCATATGAAAGATAGCATTCTTACCCACTAAGGTAGGCTTTACTTCTGCCACTTCAGCCTCTACTGCTTTAGTTTTAGCTACCTGCTTTTTTGTATTACTACTATTACGCTTGCTCATGTCTAATTAAACTATACTATAATTTACTTACAATATAGTGAAATTCAAGAGGCTAAGTCACAATTTTTAAATCAGAGCCGGATCTATATATTGATCCTACAGGTAATCCTGCACAACTGGTGGGTACATCAGTTATTATAAGCTTTTGTGTATAAGCCGTATCACTAGCAGTAGCATTAATACAACACCCAGCTAATATTGATGATGCAGAAACAGAAGGCGCTATTGTATTTTTTGCGCCAGCTAAAACAGAACTACTGTCACCACATACAGCATTATAACAACCGTTTACTACTGCACTACAATCACCACATGTTACATTATAATTTCCACCTCCAACGAATGAGGCAGTACCATTAGCGCATCCATAAAACCCACCTACAATAGAAGAATAACTACAACCTCCTGCCACAGTAGTTTCATAACCAGCATTAAGGTTGCTAGCAATAATAGTACCTGAAACAGTTAAACCGCAAAAAGTAGGAGAGCTAGTAGATTGAAGATTTCTTGCATTTACAGTACTAGCTGCACCACCTACTGTTGTAACTTTTACTTGACCTTGATTTGTGCCTTGCTCAACACAATTTATTACGTAACATCCATTTGCTGTACACCAAGCAGCCGCATTATCCCAACTCGTACAATTTGCCGATACATATATTCTAGTAGAATCCCATCCACCAGAAAGAGAAGAAAGTTCAGTTCTTGCTAGCATACCACCTACCCCAGTTAAAGGTGCAGCAAACGAGCTTAGCAGTGTTTGACTAGTTATAGAGTCTTGTACGACTGCCACGAGCTCGTTACCTGTGAGAGGAGAGGAAAATGTTGGTAATTCTGAAATCTTTACACCCATACCATTATTTAGTTGATAGTCGTGAGTTTTATATTAAAATATGTTAATGTCTGCAAAAATTGTCAATTTCGATGAAGCGTCGCATACCTACACGCATAAAGATAAAGGTAAGTTTATTTCTGTAACTACTCTACTTGGTCAATATAAGAAGAAGTTTGATAAACACTTCCATGCATCGAGAGTAGCTGAACGAGAAGGTGTGTCGAAAGAGATGGTTCTTGAAATGTGGGAGAAGGAAAAGAATAAAGCTTGTGATAGGGGTACAAATATTCACAAACTACTTGAAGATTATATTAGCTATGGTGATATGGAAGATAATTATAGCTGGCTTTATAAAACCTATAACAGGGCAGTAGATCGGCATATCGATAGACATGATAAGATTCATTGCGAGAGTTTATTATACAATGAGGACTATAACGTAGCTGGAATGGCTGATCTTATATTCGAACATAAGAAGGGTGAGTTTACAGTAGGTGATTTTAAGACTAATAAGAAGTTTAGGTTCAGCTCACCGTTTGGTGAACGAATGCTCGATCCTGTTGATCACTTACATACCTGCGAGTTTAATACGTACGCTCTACAATTGTCGATGTATGCTTATATGCACGAGCAAATGACCGGTCAACGCTGCCGTAAGTGTGTCATCTTCTACCTACAAGAAGATAGATTTGTACCATATCACATTAACTACCTTAAAGCGGATATTATTAATATCTTAAATGATTATAGAAAAACATCGTTGCTATCCTAATTACAGCAATAAATAGCTTTAAATATGAAAAAGTCTAAGCTTGTTAATAATTTAGATAAATCTATCGACGCTTTATATGATAGCCTTTATGCAGTAAGAGATGCATTAGAGAAGGTTGAGGATGAAGAGATGGATTTCTTAGCTAATAGTTTTGTAGATCAAATAGAACTTAGCGTTGTTGAGGGTGAGTATAATTATGAAAGAATTAAAGAGTATATTGAAAAACTCTATATAGAAGAGTAAATATTTACGTGAAAGATTTTAAGTCATTTTACGTTGAAAACTTTGCCGACGGTAAAAAGAAGGGTAAGAGCCGCCCTGGACGTGTTAAGAAGTCAGGGGCTAGTTGTAATGGTTCAGTGACAGAGCTTCGTAAGAAAGCAAAAAACGCTAGTGGTGAGAAAGCGAAGATGTATCACTGGTGTGCAAACATGAAGGGTGGTAAGCGAAAGAAGTCTGAGTCTGAAGAGGTGCCTGAAGAAGATGCTGAAAAGAAGGTATCTAAGACTCGCGCTAAATGTCAAGCTAAAGCTAAGCGTAAATATGATGTATGGCCTTCTGCTTATGCATCAGGCTATGTTCAGAAATGTGTAAACAGAGGCGGTAAAATAAAATGACTCAAAAAGAATTGTTAGAGAACTTACGAGACTGGTTTAAGACTAGGACAGATAAGAAGACTGGTAAGAAGTTTAAAGGATGGGTCAACTGTAAAACCGGTGGGCCTTGTGGTAGAAAGAAAGCAGGTAAGAAAGGCTCTTCATACCCTGCTTGTAGGTCGTCACACGCTGCGTGTAAGAAGATAAAGAACAAAAAATATAAGAAACGCGGTCCGAAAAGACAACAATGGAAGAAGAAAAGCAGTTGATTATACTACCGTTCCATGTTAATATTTATATATGAATATTTGCATCTTGGGTGGTGGTTACGTAGGAACTCATTTAAGTAATAGTTTAAAGAGCGATCATAACGTTACAGTCTTACGTCGCGACGATCTAGATTATAATAAGCAGTATAAGTTACTAGCCTTCTTATCCAAAAGTAATATTGACTACGTTATTAACTGCTCAGGCTTTACAGGCCGGCCTAATGTTGATCAAGCAGAAGATAAAAAGAAAGAGTGTTGGGATCTAAATGTACTTGGGCCGGTAAATGTAAATAGAGTCTGTAAAGCAGCACAAATTCCATACATTCATATTTCGTCTGGTTGTATCTTTACAGGTTATGAAAAGGAATGGTTAGAGGAAGATGAGCCTAACTATGGGTTGTTTGATATTGAGTCATCTTTCTACTCTAAATCAAAGCATGCATATGAATTAGCAGCTGGTGATTATGGCTTAACTATAAGGATCCGGATGCCGTTTGATAATGATATTACATCAGAAAGATCTGTTTTATCAAAGCTCCGTAAGTATGATAACCTAGTTAATTTTAAGAACTCTAAAACGTATATACCAGATTTATGTAGGTTCATTAAGAAGTATGTTGAAGAAGCTAGGAGTGATAATGATGTACTTCACCTCGTTAATCCAGATGCTCTAGATACGGCTGGTGTTATAGAGTTTATGAAAGCAGCAGATAAAGGTAACCCTAATTGGAAGTTTGTAGACTTCGCTGCTCTTAATACTAAAGCCAACAGATCTAATTGCACATTAGATGTTACTAAGCTTAAA